CCTTCGAAAATAGTTTCTTTTGTTTGCTGTTTGGCTGATTCACAGGTGACATCATGAGCACTTCAGCCGGGGAGGGGGATTTGACAATCCTCCGAGACCCTTCAGACTTCAAGGAAACTCGAAAGGACATCGGCCTGTTGAGTAAATCCGTCGGACAAGTCTGGCCAGTGACAGAGGAACACAGGATTGCAGTCCTGAATAGGTTGCTGAGGATTGTCGATAAAGAATCCGTGGCAGTTGCCTGCAAAGATGGCGGCGTGCAATATGACGAGGACAAAGCGGACAAGAACGCCATTCTGGCAAGTCGAGTAGTACAGGCGATGGTGTCGCAGAATATCCGGGCCGAGCGTCCGGTGAATCAATTCGCACAACTGCAACCAGTCGTAAACGTCGGAGTCCAGGTGAATGGCAATCCTAACGGAGGACGAACGCTTGCGGCTGAGATCGCTGAGCGAATCCGAATTGAGCGAATTTCTCAGCAGCCTGCCGGATGAGTTGCTGACGGACGTTGCAGCCGAGATTGACGGTCTGCAATTCCAGGATAATTACGCGAGCGACCGCAGCAGGCGAAATGCCGAAGTTATCAATGCGAAAACCGCAGCATCCCAGGAAGTCGGGCCGCTTCCCCCAGTCCTCAATCAAGCGCGACGAGAGCGATGCAAAACGGATCTGCTCGACTTCGCTCTGACGTATTTCAAGAGTACGTTTTACATCGACCTTGCCCCGTATCAGGTGGCTATGTTCGACCGCTTTCAGGCGGTCATTCTGGGCGGTGGCCGCGAAGCCCACGCGGTGAGGCGAGGTGGACTGAAAAGCACCTGTGCCCGTGTTGCTGCGATATGGGCGGCGGTCTACGGGCATCGGCGTTTTCTGGTGCTGACCGGAGCGACAGACGACAAGGCCAGCGAGCATCGGGAAAACTTCTTCAACCTTCTGGCATCGTCCGACATGCTGGCCGAGGATTTTCCCGAAGTGGTCCCGCTGATCCTGAAATCAAAACAGCCGAAGCGACAGTTCCGCCTGAATGGCAAACTGCTGACGCTGCACGCGAAAGACGACCGCGGGCGGATCGTCTTCCCGGATATCCCGGGCAGCGAGTCTTCGCAGGTACATGTGGCACCGTTCAGTTTGATGGCTACCGACGTTTCCGGACTGAGTTACATTCAGAATGATGGCCGTGTCATTCGTCCGGATCTGATTATCTTTGACGACGTGCAGACCCCACAAAGCAGCACGAGTCCGAGTCAGACTGACGAACGCGAAGATCTGATAACGAAAACCTTCATGGGGCTGGCGGGCCTGGGCGTGGAGATGGCAACCGTCATGGTTTGCACGGTCAGGGCACACAATGATTTGACTGAGCGTTTCATGGATCGAAAGCGGCATCCGGACTGGCACGGTAAAATCTGGAAGTCTGTTATCCGCATGCCGGAGCGAATGGATCTGTGGGAACGGTACGCGGCACTTCTGGGGACCGGAGACACACCCAAAGAGGGGAAGGCATCAGCACAGGAATTCTATGCGGCGAATCGAGCGGAGATGGATTCAGGGGCACGGGTTGCCTGGGAGCATGACAAACTGCCGGACGAGATTTCGGCCCTGCAGTCCCTCATGACGATTCGGGCCGTTGATCCGGAATTCTTCCAGCGAGAGATTCAGCAGGAAGGCGGCACGGTTGCCGATCGGTCTGGCGTCAAATTGGACAGCCAGTTGCTTCTGCCGAGATTGTCACAGGTGGAACGCGGCGTGGTTCCGTCACAGACCAGTTACCTGACAGCATTCATCGACAGTTCGGATCAGGTCCTGTGGTACATGGTCTGTGCGTGGGAACGTGACTTCGGAGGCTGTATCGTTGACTACGGAACGTGGCCGGATCAGGGGCGGCAGGTGTTTTACAAATCCGATCTGGCACGACGACTCAGCCAGGAGAAGCCGGGCGTGTCATGGGAAGAGGCCTTCGTCTACGCACACAATTCCCTTGAGGCTGATTTGTTGCAGCGATTCCCGACGCTAGATCTGATTCTGAAAGACTGGTCAGACGGTGAGCAGAAGCCGCGGATACAATCGCAAGTTCTCGTTTCAGCAAATCGAAGCCGAATCAGGCCGTCGAAAGGCTTCGCTCCAAAGCCGGGACGCAAGCCCGTTCATCAATGGGGCGATTCTCTGAAGGATCGACAGACCGGGAGTCACTGGGTTGAACGCCGAAGCGAGAATCCGTCACACGTGCAATATGATACCAACATCTGGAAGAGCCATGCGGCACGACGACTGTTGACGACACCGGGGGCACCTTCGGCGGTCATGCTGCCGGGAAAAGACGAGCGAGCAAATCGACTGCTTACCGAGCACCTGACAGCAGAAAACCCGAAGGCCGTCAGTTATGATGGTGCGAACGGGATTGCGTGGGAATTGATACCGGGACGGGATAACGACTGGTTTGACTGCTTTGTCGGCTGTTGTGTCGCTGCTTCGATTTGTGGCGTTGGGATTGCCGGAGAACAGGCACCGAAAAAGGAGCGACGAACATTCACACTACCGGGGGCAGCACAACGATGAGACCGGAATTCGGGACAAACGGCGGGCTGAAATGCCAGCAATGCGGAGCAGAATTGCAGCGAGTGTATCGAACACGGCAGACAGCGGGATTCGTTTTTCGTGAGCGGGTGTGCCCGTCGTGTCACACGATTCACACCACCAGCGAGCGGATATTGAGCGCACGGCCAGGCATGGAAAAGCGGCGGTTTTCAGACCCTTGTGAATAGTGTTTGCCATTAGTAGCGCTGCGGGTATTGCATGGCGTGGCGAATGCCGTGACGATTGGCGGCATGACTACACCAGCCGAACAACTTGAGATCGAACTGACTAAAGCTCAGAGCATGAGCAACGACGGCGTTACCGTTACGCGCCGCAGTTTGTCCGAGTTGATCGAGTACGAAAAGCACCTTGCCAGCAAAGAGGCAATGGTAAATCCCGCTGGTGCCTTGCGTGCAATGATCACGCGAATCGTTCCACCAGGGGGCCACTGATGGGACGCAGGCGCAGCAAAAGCGGCACGACCACACTGGCCACAATGCCAGCACCTCCGCAGGTTCGGGCGAAATTCGACCTTGCCCAGACGACACCGGAGAACCGGAGACACTGGACGAACGCTGACGGACTGGCAGCACGGGCCGCAATGTCTCCCGCTGTTCGCCGGGTTGTTCGCATTCGCAGCCGATACGAATCTGAGAACAATTCGTGGTACGCTGGTATTCTTCGCACGGCGGTGAACCACATCGTTGGAAGTGGTCCGCGGTTGCAGGTGTTGACTGCAGACTCCGCAGCGAATCAGCGTTTAGAGTTGGCGTGGCGGCGATGGGTTGCCCGTGTTGACTTCGCTGACATGCTGCGGACTATCGTCGAGGCGTATTGGCGAGATGGTGAAGTCTTCGTCATGCGGGCCGATCGGCCGCAGTGGTATCCGCTGGCGTTGGATCTGCGAACAATTGAGGCCGATCAGGTTTCCATGCCGTGGCAACAATCGCAGTTGCAAGATCCGTTCGTCGATGACGGCATCAGGTTTGACCCGTCATTAAACGAATTGGAATTCTACGTCTACGATCACCACCCGGGCACGAATGCACCTGTTAGCCTTCTGAACGGTGACTGGTATCCGGCAAGCGAGGTACTGCATCTGTATCGAGCGGAGCGACCGGGGCAAACGCGAGGCATCCCGCGAGCGACGCCAGCACTTCAGACACTGCCGATCATGCGACGGCAGGAACTGGCGACGCTGTACTCAGCTGAGACCGCTGCCAACTTTGCGATGTACTTGAAAGCGACCGGGCCAGCCGTTCAGCCTGCAGCATCCGGGGCAGACTTCGCAGAGATCGAACTGACACGAAATATGCTGACGACTCTGCCGGAGGGTTGGGAGATCGGGCAAGTTGAACCGAAACAGCCGGGGCCGCTTTATGAGATGTTTCAGCGGCAGGCCCTGATGAGTTTCTGTCGTTGCACAAACATGCCTTACACGCTTGCGGCAGGCACCGGGAAGGATGCAAACTTTTCATCCTTCAAGGGTGACATGGCGAACGTTTGGGCACCTGAGGTGAACGTCGAACGCGACCGGATCACGTGGGCAATCGTCGAGCGGGTGTGGCACTGGTTTCTGGAGTCTGCGGTATTCGCGCCAGGGCTATTGTCCGGAATGCCACGAATCGAGGAAATCGATCACCAGTGGACTTGGCCACCATTGCCGGAACTGGATGCGACTGAGGCCGCGAGCGCTGCCGCAATGCGGTTATCGACCGGACAAAGTACGCTGTCGGAAGAACATGCACGACGCGGCAAAGAATGGGAGATGGAAGCCACTCGAGCCGCTGCAGACTTCGGCGTGAGCGTTGAAGAATACAAGCGGGCGGTGTTCAATAAGACCTTCGGCATTGACCCTGCAGTCATGCAGGTTGCACAGCAGGCACAGCAGCCAACAGCACCAGCGCAGGCGTCTGGCGAGTACACCACAATTGGCCAGCGAGCATTTAGCAACAACCAGAAACGTATCCGCAGGGCGTTAGATGAACTGCAACAGGGCACAGCGTCCAGAGCATTCACAGAGCAGACGCTTGCCTCTATCGGTTTATCTGCCGAGAGGATTGCCGTACTGGTTGACGATGCACTTGAAGACGGTTTATCGGATGACGAACTGAGTCAGGTCGAAGCCGCTGTCGATTTGCGAGCGGCTGGCAAGTACGATGACATCGATTTCACGCCACCCGAGGGCGTTCGCAGCGAGGCACAAAAGGGACTCAATTGGCGAAGTGAATACGGGCGTGGCGGAACTGCTGTCGGCATTGCACGGGCACGAGACCTGAGCAACGGCAAGGCGATGAGTCCGGACACCATTGGCCGGATGGTCAGTTACTTCGCACGCCATGAAGTTGACAAGAAGGGCGAGGGCTGGAGTCCCGGAGAACCGGGTTTTCCGTCGAACGGCAGAATCGCGTGGGCATTGTGGGGCGGTGACGCTGGGGCAGCATGGGCCGGAAAAGTCAGCAAGCAAATGGACGCGAGGGACGAAGAATGAAACCCATAGCACTGACCGGCACACTGCAACTGAAAGCCGCAGAGGGCACGAAACTGCGACGGTTTTCAATTCTTGCATACACTGGCGGGCCGCTTCCGGTGAGCGGGTTCTCGTTGCCCGTCGTCGTGGATCTGGCGGGGCTGGAGGCACCGGGCAACGTTCCAATTTTATTGGATCATTCGAACACCGTTGAGGACACGCTGGGCGTTACTGACAGCATTGAAAACGATGGCCGCAGCCTGATGTTGGCAGGACCAGTGACCGGGGTATCCCCAAAGGTTCAAGGCGTTCTCGAACAGGGTGCGAAAGGCCAGCAATGGCAAGCCAGCATCGGGGCCAGAATCATTGAGGAAATTGAGATACAAGCCGGCGAGTCTGTTGAGGTGAATGGCCGCGTGCAAACAGGTCCATTCATTCTCGCTCGTCGTGCAGTTCTTCGCGAGACCTCTGTTCTGCCAATGGGTGCAGATGGAGCGACCGCGGTAAACCTGGCAGCCGCGGCTGCCTTATCAGGAGTTGCAGCCGTGTCTTTCGAAGACTGGTTGAAGGAACTTGGGTTGTCGATTGGCAACATGACACCAGAGAATCAGGCCGCTTTAATGAAGGCCTGGGAAATGAAGTCGGCAGCACCGGTGCAGGCCGCGGAACACACTGACCCAGAGAAAAAGGAGATGGCAGCAATGCCGACGAATCCAG